GAGTGTCTACTTCGCCAAATTTTAAAAAGGAATTTCCCACAACTGTGTAATGATAAATTGAATTTCCCTCATAAACATCTGCATATTGAGTTACCGTATCAAATTTCTTTTGATAAAATCTAATAAATAATTCAATATTTCCGTATACATCTTTTAAGACATAAGAATTTAAAGGATTCAGTATAATAGCCTTAAAATTCGCGTTCTCATCAACATATATTAGTTCATAGGCTTCTGAAAATATTAACGCTTGCTTTAGAAGCTCCGTTTCATGTTTTTCGCTCCACGGTTTTACTGTATTTAGCCGTATATCATCAATAATGCTTTTGTTATTAGAGTGTGAACTATAATTTATGCCATTTGCCACACAATACGAAACTTCTTCTAAAACAAATTTCTGCACCATGTTTTTAGAAATTTTATTGTTAGCCCTAGATGTTATCATTTTGTACTTTACCATAGCATCCGTCTTGCCGTTTCCATCATAGTAGTCTTGCATTTTTTGGTAGATTGTGCTGTTCCTAGTATATTCTTCTCTACAATTTATTAATAAAGTTAAATCTGGCATATGTCACTATCCTCTCTTATCTTGCGCCGAAAAACCTTGCCTTGATAATAACGGTTATATCGTTGATTCTGTTTGAAAACTCACTCACGATATCCGGCGCATCATCATGCTGTGTGAAGTCCTGCCCTGCAAAGTCCATGATCTGCTGAACAAAGTCTTTATCGTCTGCATTGAAAATAATGCGGCCATTGTTTACGTCCGACACAACAGTCGCGATTTTATCGTCTTTGTTAGCCCTCTGCGCCTCGTTGACGATGGTTAAGTCTCTATTACGTAAAAGTGGGTCGGCATTAATAAACTGCTCTAAGCGGTTAGCATCAGAGCCGTTGAACGTGTTCTTTTCAATGTAAATGCAAGTGACATCTGAATAGTCCTTTAAAAGTTTGATAATATGATCAATGTATTTGTCAAACTCTGTGCGGGCGTCCATCTTTATAAGTTCGCCCTTACGCACATATTTGAAATCGTTGTCGGCAAGTGAGCCAACAAGGAAAGCAAAACTATCTGAGTTTACATTTGATGTACTGGCAGGGTCCACGCAAAGCATTGTTTTAACAAAAACGTGATTTTCAATCTCTTCTTTTGACTTCACCAAACTAGACTTAAACCACTTCTCACCGATCTTTGAAGCATCGTTCATCATTTCTTGTTTAAATGCTTGCGGGTTGGTGTAGTAATCAATTGCCAAATCCAAACAATCAAACTTATCTTCCCAAATCGTCTCATAATGCAATTCTTTTTCATGTTGATAATAAAATTCTTTGGCATCTGAAACGGAGTCCTGCAATTTATCATCAAAATAAATAAGGCGAAATTCTTCCCACAATCCCGTGTGAAAAAATTTGTCTACATCAAAATTAACTGCCCTTTTTAAAATGTGTTTGTAGTCTTTGTTATTTAATAGCCGTGACATAAAGCAGTCACGATGCAAGATGGTCCCAAGTACAATAAACTTTGTGGCCTGTTTGATCTTCTGGCCTTTTCTGAATACCGCTTTATCACCTGCGTAACCGGAATCCTCAACCCATGTATTATACTTTTTGTCCCGGGCCTCTTGCGTGATAATATCATTTTTGCCCTGGTAATCATCCGCGATAATAACGCTCGGCCGATCTCCCCCGTATTTTTTACCACGCATGGAAGACGTTGAAGAAATGGCTTGTATTTTTGTTCGGTTTGAAAGTTCAAGTTCCAATTTATTGACTGTGAATTTACTCGGCTCGATCAGTTTACCAAATGCATCCAGTATGTATTGGTTTTCTTCAAAGGCTTGTCGTGCCTGTGCGGTGAATTCTGTCGCGTCCTGCTCAGTCTTGCCGGCCACAAGCGTATAAACTGACTTCTTATAGCAATGCAGCCACACAGACAAAGCAAAGTCACATACAGTGGTCTTCGCACATCCGCGGGGAAGTATAAGTTCAATCTTATCAAATGAATCCTTAAGGAACATTCTATCGAGCTCATCCCACACTTGTAAATGGACCGGGGCCAATTCACGCGCTGCATTGTTTTCCTTTGGCATGAACGTATCTTGTAGGAAGTATTTGCAGAAGAAAGGAAAGTCGATCTCACCTATCTGATAAGCAAGGCCATGAAGCCCAAACAGATTATCGATGTGTTTAAAGATTAATTCCTTTGCGGCGGTACTTGCCTCAGTTGAATTTATACCGGAGGCAATGAACTTTTGATAAACTGCCGTGTATAATAATTGTCTGTTTCTTTTATCTTCGTCCATGTTATCACCGCCGCATTATTTTTTACTCTTTAATAAAATTCGTTACCGGATAAAGCTTGCAAAATACCTGCGCTTGTTTTTCAATAAGGCTTTCATACAGATCATCGAAGTAAGTCGTTCTTTCTTGCGTATTTGAAACTGCGCAATGAAGAAAAGCAGTTGTTTGAATATGAATCATTTCATGTATTAGGGTTTCATACCAATCCACGTCTTTTTCTTTATTAAGATAAATATCTGCCGTGTTCAGTCTTACATTTCTATAGGAAAGTCCGTCATTTGTGCAATCATCTGATACTTTATTCATTTCATACCCTGTGACAGCATGAGCTTTAATGTCCCAATCTTGGATACGAAGGATTTTGGCAAGTTTAATCACAATTTTGTCAAGCCGTGGTTGTGATGGTTGATTCATTGCTTGACCTCCTTCGCCCATTCAGACTTCTTGAACATTTCAAAAAGCGTCTTGTTTATGTATCTTCCTTTTTGGTAAATATAAGGGTTGAAGAAATATAGCGTTTCTTTTCCCGAATAACTTTGACTGATAATGCGGAAGTCTAATAACCGTTGCATCGTATTGACAACCGTCTTATGAGTCAAGTGCAATTCAGTTCCAAGCGTGTTTATATTCACTGGCTTGTAATTGGCATAGGCTATAAGGCCACTACCGAACCGTACAAGCGTTAAGAATAGAATGATGGTCTTATACTCTGCCGCCGTAAGGTTAAGCCGTACAAGCTTTGTTAATGCTGTGCTATACGTCTTCCCCCACTCACCATTAGCGAATGACATTCTGCTGTCTTCATCTGGTAAATGTTCAAGAACTTTCTTTTTGATTATCCTATCGCCTTGATCTAACTCACCTAAGATATTGCCGGTATTAGAATCAACAACAATTCTTGTACTCTGCTCTATCACAATCACCAGCTTTCAAAGTGGAAAAAATTTTCCAATGGCAAAACAGCCTTGAAGCCACACCCCGTCTATGTTTAAGCCATGTTTTTAAAAAATCTGCTCTATCTGTATATATTACCTAGCAATCTAATCAAATGAATTGAGGATTGAAAGGCAGCATATTGAGATTAAGCAATTAAAACGATTGATTGATAAAAGGGCTTGTAATTTTGTTATAAAAAATTGTGGGGGTAACCATCCAGCAAATCCCACACTCCCAAAAAGAAGGCCACCCCCTACATAAATATTCTAAGTTAGCAATAGGTAATTATACAAAAGTCTTCTTTTGGATAATATAGAACGGCTCTGTGCTTATGTTATTTGAGTTATCAGTTATTAGGCTGCATATATGCATGAATAACAATGCAGTATAGATGGTTGATAATGAATAAGTATGCATTGCATATGGTGATAGCAGAATGTGGACGAGCGTTTAAGCCTTAGCCACCATCCTTCATATTATTACATACTAAACAACTAATATTAATAGCATAGCATTACAGCCATTCTAAGGCACCTTGTAGCCACTTTTATTATGTACTAACAATCACATGATGAATGGTAAACAACTTTACACATCATCATCTGTGCTGCCTACATCGTTGGACACATCAATCTTAATACATTCAAACTCTTTTTCTAACTCTTGACGTGATGGTATCTTTGATTGTTGAATAGGTTCTAGCTCTATGCGGGATGCTGTTTTCCCTAAGGACCTATCTACTAAGTACATTAGAACGGATGCTTTTGTACGTGCATCAGAACTGTTTAATGCTAAATCATTCAGCCCTTCTAAATAACTGGATACCTGGCCTAACACAAAGTCATTGCTCGACTTAACAATATCTTTGCGACGGGATTCTAATTCCTCTTTAAACTCTGGGTCTTTCAGCCAATCATATATAGATTTCCTGCTTATTCCTATTGACTTAGCAAGTGCTGCTTTTTCTTCACCCTTTAACAGCCCTGTTATCGCTTTTTCTTTTTGTTCTGTTAGCACTTGTTTTCACTCCATTCCTTCTTACACCTTGGCAGCATACAACTGCATACCTCAGTCTGTTGTACTCTGCTATACTCGCACCGTCCACAATGTATCCCCTTATCGTCAATAAACGAACACGGGCATTTGTGGCAGTCATGATCTGCTTGTCTTTTTAAACAGTCCATCACACTACCCCGAAGCAGCACCCAACTGCCATTACCATGAGAACTGCAATGAATATGATTGTAATCTGTGCCAGCGCTTTGAATTTATTGAAGTGCTTAGGTTTGTAGGTTAGCTGCCTTGCTTTGTAATAGCTGAAGTCTTCTCTATGCGCCATGATTGCTCACCTCACAAATAAATTAATATCAGCGTATCATCCCGTATGGATTAAACCCGCCGATTCTTCCGAACATGGTATTTACCAATGTTGTTACCAGTGCCGCGTCTTGCTGCTTCTCTTTTGATTTTGAATAGCCTTTAGGCCGTTTACGGTAATTCCCATTTATGTTGCACTTCATGTTGGCACCTCTCAAATTAATATAAGTCCTCTGAAAACAACTCTGCTTTGGGCTTTGTAATCTGTCCACACTCATAAGCTATTTGCGCTGCTTGACTGCGATTAACAAACTTGCCTTTGTCAGTAATGAATCCCTGTTCGCCGCATCTTAGAAAGCCTAATGGCATTTGAGGGAATATATCACCATGACGTTTTCCAGTGTAGATTGTGCCATCTTTAAGAATTGCAGCTTTTTCAATCATTGCTTTATCTCCATTTAATTAATAGCAAAAGAAAATCAGCATCTTAACCGAATGGCTAAAACGCTGATTTATTTGTTTGTTATCGGGCAATGGACTTTCACCATTGCATGGGATACTTCCATCAGCTTTCACTGGTCACATAGAGAGTTTAATAAACTTACCTCATGCGGCATAATAGGCAATCCCTACAGTTCACTATAGCGTCTTATTCCGCCACCGATAACATTTTGTTTGCCTCGCTATTAGAGGCATAGCATTTCGCCACATAAGTGGCAAGGCTGATTAATAAAGCCTGTTGGTGCTAATTACTGGAATCGAACCAGTGCCGCTGCCGGTATGCTTATTTACATCAAACTTCCCGCAGAGTGCTGCCAATTACACTAACCACTAGCATATAATTGCGCCCCTCACCGCGCATAGCATCGGATTATTAGGGCGCATTAAGAAAGGAGGAAAGAAAAATGAAAGGAGTTGAAAAACCTCTTGTAAGCTGTTTAATATATTTCCACTAATGACAGTATAAACCATTTGCATGTCCTAGCGGTCACCATCTTTTACAGCATCCCTTTTTCCTTGGCAAGCAGATAGAAGAAGTATCTGCGACGTGTGTAAAAGTAATTTTTCCCACACGGTATGCCTTTCAATGCTTTTAAGATTTCATAGTTAACTCCCTGCTCTGTAACAGCTAGGATTATGTACTGGTATATGCCTGCGTCTGTCTCTAACGCCGTCTGCTCGATTAGTTCAGTGTCCTTTGACAATTGCGCCGCCCTTATTGCCGCCTCCATTGTGGGGTCACCTACGCCACTGCCATGAGGCATATCAGAATATTGTTGAGCTTTTAGCGGGTCTCGCAGGTCTTTGAGGCTTTTAATCTTTTCTGGATATTGAAGGCAGAAGTTCGACAGTTCTCGGTATGCAAATTTCGATATTTTGTATTCGTCAAGTTTTATGTCACGTTTATTTGGCATTGCTCGTCCTCCTTCAGCTCAAAACTCTCACACGTTTCACACGTCGGTTTATCAACATACATATTGTTTGAATACTTAATGGCATTTGGGCAGGTACCGTTGACAAAAACTAAGCTCATCCCAATGTGTACTACTCGTTTGCACTGACGGCACTTTTGATATTTTCCACGGTATTTATTCATTCACCATCACCGCCTAACAGTTCGGGGTTGTCGTGGATGTTTCCGATCACTTCGAAAGTAGTATGGCAAAAGCTGTCGAAAGTCATGAACTCTCTACGATGCCCCCACAGCATTCCAAACTTGCATTCTTTGAATTCAACAGTTTCGTTTGCTTCAGCTATAAGCTTTCCGGCCTGGTCAGAAATTGTGATGTGGAGAATATCCCCCTCAAAAATCTTAGTGCCGTTCTTGTCGGTTAAGCCTGTGAACTGGCCGACGGTTTCGGGGATGACTTCTTTGTAAATATCATTTCCAAAGCATCCGGAAGGGTGCGGGTTATTGCATATGTGAGTATGAAAATCGTCTATTCCAAATGCTTGATGATCGCAAATATAATATCCCTCAACCCATTCTTTTGCATCGGTTCTCTGCCCTCTGAATAAGATTTCACGCATGGTTTTCACTCTCCAATCTTTTCTCGGCAGCTTCGCGGGTTAAATGCCACCGGTCACCAACTTCCGATAAATCAAATGATTG